GGTCACGGCCATCCAAGAAATACAACTCGTCTAGCCATAACGTGCGGTTAGACATGCTTTGCACATCCTCCGCACCAGGCTTGCAAGGAATCATTGGATCAGGTCGTTGCATCATGCGCTCCAGGGAGTTCCTGCACCTTTGGTTGGAGTTTTCTTTTCGACAAGCTGTGCATCCAATGCTGCATGAATTTCAGCAACCTTGTCCGCTCCACCGATAGCAGCTTGAGCCCAAGTGATTGCTTGCGCTTCGGTCACGGCGTCATAAGCAACAAAAGTTTCAGAATCTGCTGCTTTAAGGCCGACAGAACCATACGCTCCAACGGAATAAACACCATCTTCATCAGTGGCATTCACTGTGTAATGGAGCGTGTTAATCATGCCATCAGACAAAGTGCGATCACATTGACCGACTTTCCAGGTATAAGTGTTTGCCATGGTTAAACGAATGCAAGATTAGTGTAGAGGAAAAGTCGAATCAACCTGTTTCGCTTGAAACGTTTGTACTGGGGAACGACCTTCCAGAACCCCAAAGAATTCTTAGGGCTCCTTGACCTCCTGCACCTCCAACAGAAGTAATACGGTCATCTACAGAGCCACCGCCTCCTCCATAAAGACCTGCAGTCAAAGAGGTTGATCTTGTGCCACCACTTCCTCCATATCCGTGCTTGGTATTAGTTGTTGAATCAGACCCTCCAGCACCATTACTGCCTGAACCTAATAAACCAACACCACCGCCATTTCCACCGATACTGTTCGAGGCTCTTCCACCGCCTCCAGCTCCGCCTCCAGAACCATTACTGCCTACACCACTTCCCGATGATCCATTTCCGCCTGAACCTGAATATCCTCCAGCACCTCCACCTCCGGCTGAAAGATTTCCGGTTGCGGCATCTCCACCATCACCACCATTGCCTCCACCATCACGAACACCCTGACTTAGTAAACCGCCAGATCCACCCGCAGATGCTCTAGCTCCACCATTACCTCCCTTGGCTCTGCATAGAACAGTTCCATCTGATCTGGTAATAGTAGTATCGCCTCCATCATCTCCATCACGATTGGAATTATTGGCAGTGCTTCCACCATCACCACCAGTTCCTACAGTTACTGTTAATACTTCACCAGCAGTTACAGAAATATTATTTGTGTAAGCCAATCCTCCTCCACCTCCTGCAGAACCTGAATCTTGGCCAGTGCTTCCTCCAGCACCACATCCACCACCACCACCACCTACGCCTACAACACAAATGCTTGTGACTCCCGAAGGAACTGTGAACGAACTTGAGCCTGTTGACGTGAAGATTTGATGTCCTGCACTGCTGCTACCACCGCCTCCACTGCTTGCGAGTTGATATAAACACCAGATCTGCCCACTGTTAAATACTTTGCCAATAATAAACCTGCCATTGCTATTTTTTAAAATGTCATAACTAAAAAGACTTCCTCTATCAGTCCACGATGGCAATGTGCCTTCATTAGTAAAGCTTACGCTGTTAGTATTGCTGCTTGAGTTAGTTGTTGAAAATATAGTACCACCACCATCTTCATGGCACTGATAGAATAAATCATCTTCAGGGTCGTACGCTAAGCCTTTGCGACTTACGTTTTTGTTATTAACTATGTCCTGATACTCAGTGCTACTTGATTGATCGGAAAAGACTTGAATAGCATCTCGCGAACCGCTTGGAGTTTGAAATCCGGTATAAAAGAAAGGACTTTTCCAGGCCACTCCTCTTCTGGTTTCACTACCTGTGTCTACTTCAGTTTCTAGACTACCAGTGCTTTTGTTGTAGCGATTTACTTCTCCTGAGGTGCTGATAAGAATAATATGTGTTCCAGTGTCAGTCATGTCTATCAAATTGCCGCCGAAACCAGTATCAATATCGCTGCCAACTTTTGTAAAAGTACCGCTTTGCAATTCAAATTTTGCAAATGTCTTTAGAGCAACAGAAGCCCATATAACATTTGGTGATGTGTAACTATAATCTGTTTCACGACCTAAGCAGAAAGCATTACGAGTGCTACTGCTTCCATCTGCAAGAGTGAATGAATCACCAGCAGCACTAAAGTTTATGCCCTCAAACCCTGTGTCAGCTACTGAACTTGTAACGAATAAAAGTTGTAAAATTGACATCAGCTTAGCCCCGCTCCACCGACAACAAATACATTAGACGCAACGCACAAAACTGTACAAAGCCCGTATCCAGCAAGCGTTTTGTTTCCTGCAGTTGAAGCTCCAGCAATGCGTAAAGTAACGCTTGATCCTTGCGTTATTGTTTGGTTTGAGCCGCTGTCATTGTAAATAGTCACGGCATCACCAGACGAAAACACTCCTGAAGGTATTGTAACACCCCCTGTTGTAATGCAAACAACTTTACCAAGATCAGAAACCAATAAAGTGTAAGCGGCTGTTTTGCTATTTTTAGGAATATTACGGAAACTAGAACCATTAATGGTCAAATCATTCGCTTCAATAGTGCCATTAACATCCAACTTCTGAGTAGGACTAGTCGTGCCAATGCCGACGTCGCCGTTGTCACGTACACAGAATGCTTCGCCACCGCTAGTATCAATTGTGATCCGTGGAGTGCCGCCGCTATCACTCTTAATACGATGTTGGAAACCAAAAGTGTTCCAATTCGTTGTAGCTCCTGTCCATCCAGATGTTCCAGCAATTAAATAAGGTTGGTCTTGATTGTTGCCATATGCAACAGGTGTTGAAAGAATCGTACCGTTGACTTCCAACTCTGTTGAAGGAGTAGTCGTGCCGATGCCGACGTTGCCAGTACCACCTACGATGCTTAAATGGCTAGAAGTTGCAGTGCCTAGTGCAAGACTCCTATTTACTCCAGCAAGCCGAATTTCATCAGAACCTGACCCACCTGTGGTCATGATTTGCAGTCGCCCTGTGTTTCCAGAGCCACTGTCATCAATCATCGCAATAGTTCCACCGTTAGTAACAGCGGATTTTAAATGGAGAATTGCCAAAGGATTAGTCGCCCCGATGCCGACGTTTCCGGTTGCGTTAACAACAACTCTTGACGTTCCAGCTGTCGAAATTCCAAACTGATTAGACCCTGGCGAATAAATACCAGTATCCGTATCAGACCCTGAATACAAACTGACTGCAGCAGCTGTTCCAGCTGGATACGCCAACTTGCCATTAGCACTAAGCAACCCAGTAACAGCAACTGTTGAATCAAACGTTGCCCCATTTGTTACATCTAGCGTTCCAGGAACATCAACGTTGCTCGTAAATTCAACGCCTGATCCACCACTGTCGGTCTGCAATAGTTGACGCGCAGTGCCGTTTGCAAGCTTGCTAACTGCAATCTCTGCACTAGCGTTAATATCGGCATTGACGATTGCTCCATCAACAATCATCGTGCTAGTGACACTGCCAGTATCACCAGTTGTTACTACCGTTCCAGTAACATTTGGGAATGTAATGGTGCGGTCAGCTGTAGGATTAGTGACCGTTAAAGTTGTCTCATAGTCATCAGCTGATGAACCTTCAAACACCACATTGGTGCTAACTCCAAGGTTTAAGTCACCAGTCATTGTGCCGCCAGCTATCGCTAGCTTTTCTGTATCAACTTCTTGCAATGCTGCTTGCACATCCGTTGCAGTGATTGTTCCACTCGCAATGAATGAAATATTGCTAGCTGATTGGCCTGCAATAGCATTTGATACATCGATCAACGCATATTCAGCTCCAACCCCTTGGCTCAAAAGCATGTCGGGAGGCGCAAGTGCTACTGTAGGCGCTGCTCCAGAGCCTGTGCCACTGGTGTCCACAACCAAATAGTGGTTTAAATTTGCTCCAGCTGGAGCAGGCAAAGCAGACCCTGCAACGAAACCTGCTGATGATCCAGCAGTTGTTACGCTGCTGACTAAATTGGTATTTGCGTTATACGTTCCAGCGTTTACAAGGTTGCCAGATAAAACTGTAATTGGAACAAAAGCTGATCCCGAATAAAGATATAAATCTAGGCTGGTTTCATCCCAGAATAGCTGCCCTTTAAAGTCTCCGGCAGGGAAAATAGTTACGTTGTCGCTGCCTAAAGCACCGCCAAATTTTACTGTTGATTCATTAGCTAACTTTTCGGCAGTGATAGCATCATTGGCGATCAGGGACGATCCAATCGTTCCAGAAATTAACTTTGCAGCAGAATGATCAGGAATATCCGCTGCAGTTAAAACGTCACCAGAAGAAACAACACCCTTGGACGTAACTGTAACTTTGGTATATGTTCCGCTGGTTACCGTGTTGTCTATCGATAGATTGCCGCTTGCATCAACAGCAAGACCGTTGCTAACGATAACAGCACCCTTAGCAGAACTTGTCGCTACGGGAAGATCTGATGACGAAATTACACTGCCGCCAGTAATTAAACCATTGGCATCATAAGTAACAAGATGTTTAGTGCTACTTGTAGTGACACTGTTGTCAATTTGAATTGTGTCAGTGCTTAAAGTAAGTCCACCGCCATTGACAATAACGCCGCCTTTTGAGGTGGTACTGGCTGTAGGCAAGTCACCACCATCAATCGTGCGATAACCAACCGTTCCAGCAGACCCCACAGGTCCAGCTAAAAACTGTGCTGCAGAAGCAGTGTTATCAATTGAAGCTGTGACTGTTGCCGTTCCACTGCTTACAACCGTGGTGATATTAATAATGCCTGACGTCGTGTCAGTAAAAGCATTGACAGAGCCTGACGCTTTAGTGTTTAGCCATGCAGTACCGCTCCAAACATATAGAGAATTGTCGTCAGTATCTAAAGCTAGCTGACCTGCATAATCACCAGAGGTAGGCAGTGTTGAAACAAGATTGACGACTGTGTTGTCGGCAATTTTTGCTGCCGTTACTTGATCAGCACCGATTTTTGCTGTTGTAACAGCAGCATCGGCAAGAGATGCTGTAGCAATAGCCCCTGCATCAAATAAAATCTTAGAACCAGGAATTGTACTGTCGCTAATTAGCGTGACGCCGTTGGCAATCAAATCGCTAACTGTAAGCCTTGCCGTCTGACTAGCCGATAGATCGACAATAGCCAACTGGTCAGCTGACGCCAAGTCAGAACCGCTTAGCGCAGGCAGTTGGCTAATTTTTAGATCAGACATGGGCGTTTAGCCTCCAGGGCTACAGTCCAGAACTTTCAGTAACCAGCTTAGCTGAGCTGTCCTGATCTAAGACTATGCCATCGCTGTTCTCTTGCAGAATATTGGGTGAACCGGGCTCCAGTTGTACTTTTAGCTCAATAGGACCTGTAGTAACAAAATCTGCCGTAATTTCAACAGCTTGATCAGCAACGAACTGAACAGCGCAAGACGTCAAAAACCCTTCAACTTCATGCCAAATGGAATGATTAGCAGCAAGAGGGTCATTAGTGGGAGTTTCTCCTCTAGTTTTAATATAGAATTGTCCCGCGAATCGGCTCCCAACTTTGGTGCGTAACAACAACTGCAACAGGTATTGAGGCAGCTCTTTTTCGGTATCACCTGTGTACTCCCAAAAACACGTAACCCGCCCAGAGCCAGACATCAAGCCACTTATTTGTGAACGGAAATTATCAGACAAAGAAGTTGTGTCTACTGTTTCGCGCTGAGTATTTAGCTCGTAACTTCTGACCTGAGACAAAATTCTAAACGTAGATGACTGAATAATTACTTTAATTTCTATTGACGCACTAGGCGTTGCAAGTGTTGTTGCATTTGTCGTTCCGCCATTTATTGCATCAGCAAAAGAATTATAAAGACGTATTCCGTTCAGCTCGTCTACATTGATAAATTTTCTTACTGCTCTTCCTGAGTAACCGCTAATAAAAGACAATGGGCTATCTTCCTTATTGCTTATCCTGACTTGATCGCCTGTCACTAACAAACCTGGATCAAAATCAAAGCTGAAACGTTTTCGATTTACATCTACATCACTGACAGTCACCGTTCCATCAATTTGGGAATCATTGAACTGGCGCTTCAGCTCAACGTTGCCAAAGGTCCCGAGGTAAATGCTCATTAGATGTCAACTGCGACTGGAGCGCCTTGGCACTGGAACTGAATATCCGCTGCTAGCACCTCTCCAACAGACATCGACATTGAAACGCTTGTTATGTAAATTCTCATATCAATATACTTACCCCTGGTAGTTCCATCGTCAATATTCAACCTAATACGAAATGTTTTTGCTGGAACATCAGGATCGTTTTGATCAAGAGATGCACCAGTTCTTATGTCTGGTGCGCTATTTCTTGGCTTAATTACCTTATTTAAAAAAGTGCTTGCGCTGTCGTTGGAACTTTTTACGCCTGGAGTCTGTTGATAATATAGAATACGACAACCGCCAGTCGTTGACCTTCCTACAGGAGTAAAGACATCATCTGTTTGGCCCAGTGTTTTTATGCTAGCTAAAGATACAGACGTACTAAAGCTCCAGTTCTGTACCATGGCGATCTCAATACCAGGGTCACTATTGTTAGTCGTGTTATTTAAAAACAGCTCGCCGGTAGCGCCAGTGAAAAAAGCCATCAGAGCACGCCAATCAGATTCACTGTAACAGTGCTACGGCCTAAAGCCACTTGTGCAACCTGTGGCGGCCCTTCATAGCGATAGTTGTTGCCATGAGTTTGAGCGCCCAAAGCGTCGTTGTTGCCTTCCCAGCCAGCGCGGGCAGGGCTCGCTCCATTGATGTTTCCAAGCTCAAAAGTTTGGAACGTGCCTTGAACAGTATCGTAGTGATCTAAAAACTGCTCAGCATCAACATCTTGAATGTTTGCATAAGTAAGCGATAATTTCATGTTCGTGCGATTGCTGCCATACAGAATTCTGTGCTCAGCGCCATTTTGAGCCTTGTACGTTTTGACCGGAAAATTTCCTGGCTCAAAAGTTCTAGCACTTGGCATCAGAGGATTGCCCTCTACCGTCGTAATGGTTGGAAAAGTCATGAGTCAATACTAAAGCCTGAAGTGCTGGCAACGAACGCAGCGATTTTGCTGGTACCGTCATCATTGCAGGGATGCTCAGACGCGACAATATCTACTATACCGTCTTGAGAAAAAGTCAACTGTTCAACGATATAAATATTCTCAGAAACAGTAGTATCTTCAACCGTAAATACAATGTTGTGAAAAGTAGAGCTTTCTACTTTTCCATTGCTTACTTGCATTTGCTTGGTGTCAATATCATCGCTGCCTACCTTGAAAAAGGTCACAAGGTAGAAACCGTCTGGCATGTCAACAACGCTAGTAACAACACCTGAGTTGCTAACCGATCCATTGTTGGCTGGGCTGTAAGGGCTTGCCTCAGTTACAACCTTGATATAAGAACCCGCTCCAATGTTTAAGCCTTCAGCTGTAGTTGAAAAACTAATTGTATGCGTAACGTAAGCCCTAAGCGCCAGAAAATACTTAGCAACTTTTACAGCATGGTCTTTTGAGGTGCAGAACTGAGTTAAATCGAACTGCTCCTCAGGCAGAAATTTGATACCAGGAGAAGTAAAATCATCGTCAGCTTTGGCAGCTTTTACAATGACAACTTGCTCCTCTGGCAATCTATTTTTACGCTCCTGCCTATAGCGCACAACAGCTTTAAATGGTCGGCGCTCTTCCGCTCCAAGGTATTCCAGCTTGTATGAATCTTCGAGAATATTGCCACCAGTAAAAATTTGTTTGACGTCAACAGCGCCAGTGTCAATCTCTCCTCCGCTTGAAGTGGGAACAGCAGGCTTTAACGAGAACTTGCCGTCAGAAATAATAAAATTACAAAGAAAATACGGCGCCAGTTCGCTAATAAATTGACGCAGGTTTGTCCGCTCCACAATCGGTCCATTGAAAAATAACTTCTGAGCCTCAAGGAATTTAGACGTATTCACTAGATCCTGTTTTTCCACTAAATAAGCGCGTTCGCTGTCCATACCAAGCAATCCACCTGCTCCAGCCTGTTGGTCTGTAAGCAAAAAGTAAACCAGATCAGTGAATAAATTACTGGGTCCAGTTGTATTTGAATCTCCATAAGCTCTTATTGGAGCTGGGTGCAACCGCTCCACGGGCAACCCACTGCCAAGCCAACAACGTATCTGGTCAAGAGACGTAAAATTACGACTTGCTTTTAAAGACAAGCCAGCAATAGTAAGGCCAAGCATGTTCGCCTCGCTATCATTTAACTGTGCTTCATTGATGTAAACAATTTCATGCTCAGGGCTAGTCTTGTTTGATTTTTCTACAAACTCACGATAATTGCTTATGTCTGACACTTGCGAATTGTGCGAAAAAATTACATCGGCTTCTTTAATAGGATCTTCAGCGTCGTCGTAACTAACGCTTGTAATCTCATACGTTGCACCAACGCGATCGTATCCTGCCTTGAAAGGATTGTTTTCGCTTACTAGCTGGCTTTCGTTAAAAGTGTCGCCTACATTCCAGTTTTTTGTAGTATCGCTAGTTTTAAGAATTTCGATAACTTTGGGAGGTGACCAGCCATACGTGTTGCCAACTCGCGTGCCCTTGGTCTCAACGTCTTCAAACGGTTCAACTGTAGATTTAAGTTTGACTGTAATTTTTTTATCGCCTTCGTTAAAAGTTTTTGTAATTGTTTTTGTACTCGCAGGCAGTCCAACAGCTCCAAAGCCTGTCTCATATCGCCATGCTTGAGCCCTTGAAAACAAGCTTACGTTTTCTGTTACTCCATCAATATTAATTATTAAACGCATTCCCGAAAAACGCATAATTCCACTGGGGTTGTTGTTTACGTAAGGGTTACTATCAGAATACTGCGATTGACCGCTGACAACATTTGTCGCTTCACTGCCTCGCTTCACTTCAATCTTCTGCCCGCCACTAAATCCTCCGCCACTGCCGATAACATGAACTTCTACAAATCTCCAGCCAGTAACTAGACCGTTGTCTTTGACGTATGAGTCCACACCGATTGGTTTTTTCTCAAGCCTCCATTCTAAATGCAGCCAGTTTGCATGATTACCTCCAATGTATTCTATGGTTCTAAACACCATTTCTTTGCCAACAGGCACTTGAAAATCATCTGCTCTGCCTGCAATCTCATAGAAGAAGGCTCCCAGCTTGCCAGTAGTGATACCTGGATCAGCAAGGTTTGTATCTTTTATAAGTTCACTTCCTATTGTCGCGATTGTGCCACGTTCTACACTAGGAGTGCTGGTGACAAATTTAACATCGTCTGGGAACGATAGAGTTTTTTCGAACTCTATTTCTCGATAACCACGAGTAAATTCTTTATTAAGGTTAAAAGAAGATTTACCGTGAATCTCTTTGCCGGAAACTTGAATTTTTACTGAGCCTTTTATTCCAGGTATAGGCGTTTCAAATTCAAAAAAGTTGTCAGCTCCTTTTTCATTTTGATCTGTTGAAATTGATTGAGACAGTACAACAAATTCTGTATTAGTGGGAGGCAAGCCTCTGAATTCAGATCCAGAAACTGGTACAAATTTATACTCAAGCTGAAGGGGGAGTTCAGTCGTAAATTTAATATAATTGTACTGTGCGACTGGACTCCGACCTTGCACAACAAAAAACTTCGGAAACGCAATAAAATCTGTTATTCCACCAGAAGTGGAACTATTTGGGTTTCTAACAAAAATCCTGAATATAGAAGAACGCAAAATGCTTGCAGAAATTGTTCCATTATTTATTTGAATTCCATCCTCTTCTGCATCGTTTAATTCAGAAGGAGTGGGCAAACCTTGAAAGTTGCAAATGCCGTTTAATCTTTGAAAAACAGTGCTTTTGAGGCCAATTTCAGTAGATATGGCAGGTCGATTATTTTTAATTGTTGCTACTTCTATTTTTGTTAAAGGGAAAAACAACTCACCAACATTTCTACTTGAATCACCGACCCCGGTATCGCCAATAAACTGAGTCTTTGGATCTAAAACTAAGTCTTTGCTTACAATGCCAATTTTTTTATTTACAGATGTAAGGACATCAACGCATTCAAGAGTAATTACTTGCTCTTCACTGGGATCAAATGTTTGTCTAGTTCTCTTGACAACTTTCCAAAAACATCCACCAATCTCAAAATGCTCTCCAACCTGCAACGCAGAGTCTGCTTCGTTTTGAAGTGATTCAACTGTTGAATTAATATCCTCTACAGAAGCTCCCCTGCCCTCTTTCCTGTAAAAATCTTTACTAATAATTTTGTCGTCATCACCTTCAACTTCATTGCGAATAACAAATTTAATCTTGTCTCCTTTTTCAACGTTGTCAATTGTTTTTCTTGGAAAGCCGTCGGCAGTGAAAATGTCGGTGTTCGAGTTGAAACGCGTGTACTGAATTACTCCCATCCGTGGGCTGTAATTTCGGCCCGTACCTGCATGATTTCCTTTCCTACGAATTTCATTTAAACGATCTTTGGGGGCTTTACCAGGCTCTTCTTCACTTTCCTGTAATGTTTCTTCTTCATCGCCTGATCTTACTCCAGAATCTCCAACAATTTTAATGCGCTCTAGCGTTCTAATTGCCATCGCTTTTTCGTCATCAACTACAGGAATAGAAATTAGTTGATAGTTGACTCGATAACCAGTCCCGTTAGCAATTGCCCCATACGCTCCAAACTTAGTGCTGTTTGCAGGCGTATAGGCATGGCAAAAAATTTCTCCAGGCTCTTTATTAATGTCGGACACAGGAAACACAAAAACATCGTCATCGTCCTCTTTGCCTACTCCTGGATCTCCAGAGGCAAGAGGCCCTCTTGTTCCATATTGCTTGTCAGTTCCTCGAATGCGAAAGTTGCTTGAAAAAGATGCCTTGTGCCAGTAAAAAGCAAAATTATCCTCAAAAATTGCATCTAGCGGATTGTTGCCTAGAAAAATTCCCTCTAATTCTGGCTTATCAATGCCAATATCGTTGACGCCCTGTTCGCCAACAACAAACATAAGCTTTGCTCTTTGCGCCGTTCCATGGCTAAACATTCGGGACCAAATCAACTTTGGCGTGACCAGCATTCCGCCAATATCGTTCTTATACATCCCAAAGATTATGGGAACAGGCGAGGCATAATCTGCTAACTCTGCAAGCGTTTCAAACCCGCGTGACGGCGTAAAACGATTGGCTCCTGTAATGCTGCCAAGATCCGTAACACCACCGCCTTGAGCGCGTGGCATCTTTGGCTTTGGTGTCAGCAAATATGAAACACCAGTCAGCACAAGGCTGATTGCCAGGTTGATTAGGATTGTTTCTCCAACGCCACCTGCTTGAACGTCAGGAATATGGTCATACGCCGCTGGTCTTACCGCTCCACGCTTCCTAACCTCAGCTGTAAATGCTCGATACTCTTCCTCGGTTATCCCGATCGTTGCAATTAGCTGCCTTTCGTACGGAAGCAGTGGTACGTCGTAAACGCTTGGACCAATGACCATTGCACTTTCTGCGTCATTGGGCCGATATACAGAATCCCTTTTTGCCATGTGACTGCGAATGCCCAGGATTGCTGCGGTAGCAGCAGAATGTCCCCATCATACGCAGGCTTTTCAACTCGCAAACCCCACCGCATTAAATCCCGGCACACTTCCCACTTGCTTGCCTTGTACCAGTTCTGTTTAAACGGTGGCGCGTCAATACCCATCCGCTCCAAGGCTTGATAGCAAAGATGGATGCAATCAATATGGCCGTCACTTCCGTCAGCACCAAGCCGATACGACATCCCAATCAGATCACTGCAGTCGGACATTATTAGATACCGGTAAATTACCAACCAGTTTGCGCGTCAATGATCGTCTTGGAACATCCGTACCAACTGCATCCAAGACTGAACTGAGCTGTAAATTTAAAGAGACGTTATCCCAATTGCCACCAACGACTTGTCCGGTATAACCATGCACGCGGTTGTGTGATCCAGTCTCTGAATCTGAATCAACAATAAGAACGTCTACTTCCATGACGTAATGATCCCTGATAGAAGTAACGGCCCAGCCACGGGTTAGCTGGTTGTTAGGGAACACAATCGTTGCTTCGAGTCCATCGCCGGTTCTGTTGACTGTTACGCCAGAAAATCCAAATGGCACAAATATATATTGATTATTTTCAAATGTCATCTCTGCATTGATAAAAAAGTTCTGAAATTTAAATTGAGTCAGTAATCCATCTTTGCCAATTGCATTAATCCTTACGACATGACCTAAAGCGTATTGGCTCATATTCCAATCCTCTTACGTGTACTGCCACTCATCTGTAAACGCTTCAGGGTTTGCTGTTCACCCTGTTTAGCACCTTGCTGTG